TACTCCCGGAGGAAGCGATTCAGTTGCTGGACGACCTGCTTGTCTCCCTCGACGATCATAGCAACCCCATCAGCCGAGAGAACAGTACCACGAGGAGCGCCGTCGCCAGAGAGACTCCCGCGGCGATCGCGCCGTCCCGGCCGAGCCATCTGTGCTGCTGTGCCTCAAGCGGCCGGAGCCGCTGTTCGTGGTCCTCGACCACCTTCACGATGTGGTCGGTCTTCTCGTCGATCCGGAGCAAGAGATCGTGGTCGCTCACCATCGTCCGTCCACCCGCCGCACATACGCCATGTTGCTCCCGGACGTCGAGACCTGATCGGCGATGTAGAGGTCGAGCAGCCGGAACGCCGCCGCCCGGTGCCGGGCGATCGCCCGGTCGATCTCGGCGGCGGTGATGCTCTCCGGCTGCGTGCCGTCCAACTGCATCCGCGTGTAGATCCCGGCTGTGGAGAGGTGGAGGCTCGCCTCCTTGCACGCCCCGATCGAGTCACCTGCGCCGAGGTTGTGCGGCGCGAGGTAGGCATCGATCTCCCGGTCCGCTGCCGTGATGATCGGCGTCAGGACGGTGGTTGCGTTGAGCGCCGAGCCGGTCGCCGCGATCAGTTCGTCGGTGGTGCAATAGGTCAATGTCCCCCCTCCGGGAGATCACGGACGTCGAACGCCCGCGGGTCGGTCTCAGTGTCAACCGGCGAGGTCTCGATGATCAGGTTCTCGTCGAGCTGATAGCCGAGGCCGTCATTCGGACCGGTGCCACAAACCTCGTAGTACTCGCACTCCGCCTCGGTGAACTGCCGCATGTCGTAGAGGCACCGCTGCCGCTCTCCGTCCGGGTCGTTCCATTCCCGGGTGAGGTATTTGCCGCTGTTCTGAGTACTGAGCATGAGGAGCGATCCCCCTCACACTCAGTACTGCACACGGTATGTGGCGTTCGCGATGAAACGGGCCGCGTCGAACCGAGCAGTAACCTTCATGCCGACCAAGTCGCGGATCGGGTCGCTGTATTGCTCGATAGTGATGTCCTCGCGGATACCGATCCCGCCGGCAGCGTTGCGGTCGACGACGAGCGCGCCGATGTAGTCGTTCGTGCCGTATCCCCAAGTGTAGGTGGCCGAGTCGTCCGCAACGCCGCAGATGTGGGAGTTGCAGCCGAAGAGGGGCGGGAGGCGCCCGGTCCGGAGCACAGAGTCTGCGGACGTGCCGTTGAGACCGGATACCCGGTCGACCACCGCCCCGTAGGCGGTCGGGTAGTAGATGACATCGGTCGGAGCGAACCCGAGCCCGATCAGCCCCGCGACGGCCTCCGCGATACCGCTGACGAATGCGGCCCCGGTGCCTGCTGCGGCGCAGTCGGCGGCGGTGCCCGACCCTTCCAGGATGACGGAGAGGGCGCGGCGGTTGAGGGCGTTCTCAATCTTGTAGCCGACCTTGCGGATCTCCTGGCTGATGACGTCGAACTTCGCGTCGGCGACCATCTCCCGAGTGATGACCGGCCGCTCGCCGTACTTGACGGCGGTGAACGTGGCCGGGGTATAGGTCTGCGTGGCGATCGGGACCTCGGCACCCTCGGCGACCTGCGGCGCGTAACTGCCGGTCTCGCCATACGGCACGGTCATGACCTGCGTCGGCATCCGAAAGATCGGGAGGACGTTCCGCATACACTTCGCGGGTTCAGATCCCTCGACCACTGTGGCATAGACCTCGGTCGGGATCAGGTTGGTCGCGGCCACCCCCTCAGAGAGGAGGAGTTCACGAGCATTCTCGACCTTGCCGTCATCGGTCAGGTAGGCGAGTTTGCGCGGCACGCGGACTTCGACGGCCCGCTTCAGTTCTCCGGGCCCCATGTGGGCCATCTCGAGATAGTCCGCCAGCCGGCGGGTGTGGATGAAAGATTCGGTCATAGATATCACGTCGCTCCTGTCTGGGGCACATGCTGTATCTGCACCTCGATGTAGCCGGTCCCGTTCGCGGCGATGTCTTCCTGCGCGACGCCGACCCACCAGGCGGCGGCGGCATCGGTCCCGGTGATGACGCAACCGGCGGTGTCGTCGACCATGACGCCATCTCCGGCGTCAATCGCAGACCCGGCACCCTCGCAGACTTTGAGCACGCTGCCGTTCCCGGCAACGGCCACAAGAGCATCCTTGGCTGCAGAGTACAGCGCGACGCCGACCGGCGCCGCGGTGGTTCCTGCGACGCAGGGGTGAACGGTGTCGGTGACGCCGGTGCCGTGGAAGGCCACGACCTGTCCGGCAAGGATGGCCGCACCGGCCTTGTAGGTCTTCACGAGGCCGAGATGCTTCGGTTTCGGGTCAAATGCTGCGGGTGTAGTGTCTACCATTTCAGTACCCCCTTATGGTTTTGGTTTCCTTGTCGATCACGGCGAGAGTCTCGACCTCGCCGAGTTCTCTCTCTATGGTGGGACCGGGGGTGGTCGCTGCCGTGGCGGGCTGTGCTTCGAGCTGCTTGACCTTCTCGGTCAGGGCCTCGATCGCGGCCAGGGCCTCCTCCAGCTCTTTCGGTGCAGGTGCGGGTTCGGGCGTGACGGTCGCGGCGGCCTTGATAGCCTCCATCTCCCTCTCCATCGCCTCGATCTTCGCTTCGAGTTCTTTTGTGTCCATAGTTGTCTCCTCCTCCTCCGGCGCCGCTTCGTTCCCCCGGAGCGTGCATTTTGCACAGGCTCCCCGGTTCACAATGGCGTTGCCGTAAAAGGTGATCTCGTCCGCCTCATACTGACGGGTCGCTGCGTTCCACTTCTCCGTCCCGCCGTGCTCGACGCTAACGTAGTTGGCAATCCCGGCCTTGACGAGCGCGATGGTGTCGCGGCTCTTCTGCGTCAGACCGTGGAGACGGATATCCCCGACGACCGCCCGGTCGACGTATCGCGGGTTCTCCGTGACGCCGACCTTCTCGGTGATGTCTCGCGGGACACCGCCCAGATGACGCGACCACGTAGCATGATCGCGCCAGTTCGTCGCGTTCGCTTCGAGCGCGTGTGCAGGGTAGAAAAGCGGAGTGCCAACGGCGCTGTCTGTCCAGGTGCCTTCAGCTAATAGCTTGACATCGCGGATAAGCAGGCCGCCGTCCGGCAGGTCTTCGAGGTTGTCCCTCGACAGTTCCAGCCCGAGTTCCCGCCGGAATGTGCGGGATAGTACAGGTCCGTCTCCGGCGCTGGGCATGTATAACTATGTGTCCCATGAGATATATGGGAATTTGTCTGTACCGGGGCGGGAGAGTCTAAAAAAGGGGTTAGGCGCTCTCGGCGGCACCCTGGATGAGCATAAACTCTTTTCCCCCGGAGATCGGGATCACCTGGATCGGTACGGTTGTCGCGATGGCCTCGATCACCGCTTCGATCTCAGCCGCCGAGTGGTAGGATACGGCATAGTCCGTCATGCTATACTGTCGACCGGGGAAATATATGGGAATTTACCTGCAGGGGGTTCGCTGGAGACGCTGGAGATGTTTCCGGACCCCATCCTTCGTGACCGGGACGCCGTAGAGTTGGGTGAGGTTGTAGGCGATCTCGGCCGGGAACAGGCGGTGCTGGTTCGCGAGGATATACGCCTGCATCTCCGGGGTGATACGTTTCCCGCTCGTCATGGCGGCGTCCTCCGGCGGAAGATATGCATACTGATCTTCGCGATCTGCTCTTCGAGGGCCTTGATCTGCTGCTGCTGTGCATCGAGCCGCTCCGTCAGCGTGACACGCGAGACGCGGCCCATCGGTGGTTTCGGCTGTGTCATTTCGAGCCCTCGATTATGGGGAGGAGCGTGCATCGGCAGTTCGGATGCAGCGGGCACGGCGGCGCTTCACTTACTTTGAAGACCCTACCGTTCAGCGCGGCGCAGTCAGCACAGGTGCGCTCGTCCCACGCGGTCAACCATTCGACCATCTCGATACCGTGCTGCGCGTAACGGGTTTTTGTACCCTCGTTGAGCGCATACATCGTCTCCGTCCGGGCCATCAGGCGGGCCCGATGGATCCCGATGTGGTCCACGCGGTCACGGATGCGCCGAGCGAGGTTCGGGATACTCTCACCACGCTGCAGGCCCTCGGAGAGTTCGCGAATGATCGCCTTGTTCGTTTCCTCGCCGATGCCCCGGAGCGCCGTCAGGTTCCGGACCTTGAGCACGTCCATCGCCCGCCAGTCGATCGGCCCGGCCTGGATTGAGGCAGTGATGTTAACCCGCTTGAGCGCGAGGTCTGCGAAGGTGAGCCCTTGCATATACGCCATCTCGACCGCGCTGTCGGTGATCTCCTTCCCCTCGCGCTTGAGTATCTCGGCGAAGATCTCAGGGAGTGATGCGGCGTAGAGATCGAAGTTGATCCCGGGTTCTGGGGCGGCGAGGTGGCGGGCGGACTGGTGCAGCGCCCGGACCGCCTGCTCCTTGTAGTCGCGGAAGAACGAGACAAGGCGGCGCTCATTCTGCCGGATGAGCCTGCCGGCCTTCGTCGGGTCTTTCATGCGGCGGAGCGGGGCCATTACTCAGCGACCTCTCCGGGGATCTCCGGCTCGCCCCCATCAGGAGCCGCGTTCTCGTCGGGCGGGACGCCGAGCCGTTCCCGCGCCCATGCTGCCGGCACGATAGCATCGGGGTCCAGGGGTGACGATTGCCGCATCTTCGCAATCCAGTCGGCGATCTTCGCTTCGTCGTCCGGGCTGACGTCATTGAACTCCAGCCAGACCTTCCCGGGCGCGCCGGTTATGCGATCGATAAGGCCCCGAGAGTAGGTACGGGCGACGATGGCCTGCAGGGTGCGGATCTTACCGAGGAACGCCTGCATTCGAACCGTGGCGGTGGCCTCGGTGCTGCCCCGACCGAGCCCGAGCATCTCCTCCGGGACCCCGAGCGCGCAGGCGGTCCGCTGAAGGCTGACATTCGAGTAAGTGTCGACGTTCGCGACGCCGGCGGTATCGAGCATCACGACCTCGACATCGTGGCCCGTGGCGAAGTCCGTCTTCGCGCCGATTGTCTTGATCTCCGTCTCGACCGCCTTGAGGTCGGCAGCGCTGGCACGGGTCGCTGCGTCCCCCACCTTCCACTGCTGCTTGGGCGTGCCGTGACGGTGGATCGCTTTCGTCGTACTCTCGATAATGTCGCAGTCGCGCTCGATGTCGTCCTCGGCCCGCTCCCATACAGAGAGGCCATAGACGTCGCCCGGGAGCTGATCGAGGATGAGGTTCAGGATCGCATCTTTCTTGATCGAGATCGTCTGCGATCCGGTCCGCTCGTCGCCGATGATCTGCTCGTAGCCAGTGATCCGGCCGTAGGTGTCCCACTTCTTCCTGAACGACGACGGGTCCCGGGTGACGACCCCCCACACGTCGCCGCCACGGTTCAGCACGATCTCTTGGTAAGCGTCGCCGGCGATCTTCGCGCTAAGGATCGCCAGTTTCATGATCTCATCGAGGTCAACGTGCGGCTGGTCGAGCCACGCCTGCACGCGGGCTTTCATCGGCTCGGCCCCCTTCTCGCAGGCGAGCTGCCAGCCGTTCGAGAGCGCGAAGAGCCAGTACGCATCGACGGCGTCGGCATACGGTCCGCCCCGGCGGTATTTCTCCATCCAGCGCCTGATCTGTTTTCTACGGTCGGTCTTGTCGCTCCACCCAATCCGGGCGTGCGGGTTATCGTCGCTACCACCGCCGACGATCCGGGTCTGCGGGGTCGGCGATGCAGGCGTGCTTGTGAAGAGTCGTGTCAGTCGTTTGATCATGGTGCTACCAGCTCCGTGTGGTGCCGCTGCCGATCAGGGCGCGGGCGCCGGGCGTTTGCTGTGCGAGTTCAGTTATCGCCCACACGAGCGCGTCCATACGGTCGGGAGAGTCGTCCCCCGGCACCCATTCGCACATCTGGTCTTCGAGGTCGGGGAACGCGCCGATATGATGCACCTCGCCCTTCTCGTAGAGCGCGGCGACGGGTTCGGCCCGGATGTACTTGCCCCGGCTTGCGGTGACCTTTTTAAACGGGAGATCCCGCCGGATGGTGCGGAGGTTGACCTCGACGAGATC